ATTTCAACCTTGATGTCCTCGATCTGGGACATCAGGCCGGCGATCTTCCGGGCGTGCTCGTTGATGCTGGCGGTGTTGGTCATTCGCAACTCCCAAGAACAGGACAGCTTTCAATGCGGGCTTCGTTGTCGTCAGGCATCATGCAGCCTCCACCTGTCGATGAAGCGCCGCGTCTGTCCGATGTTGAGAAAGCGCCAGATGTAGAGCCGGAGCACCGTTCGCTTCGCCACTGTCCGCAACATCACCCACCTCGCTCAACAGCACATCGTTCCAATCGGTCCCGATCTCGTCAGGAAGTCGCACCTCGACGTTCAAGCCCTCCGTCTTCAGCCGATACGCGAGGCTCCAGGCTGCGTGCTGGCCAGCCAGGGATTTGTCATTGTCGCCGAACACGAGCACGTGGCGGACGTTGGCCGGAGGCTGCCAGTTCGCGAGCTTGCCGGCGTTGAGCGCCGCCCACACGGGAACGTCGAACAGGCGCATGGCCGACAGCGCCGTCTCGATCCCCTCGGCGATGCCCATGGTGTCGGCGGATGGCGCAAGGCGAACTGCGCCGCCCCTCGGCGTCTTTCCGGGCGCGAGTTTGCGCACCTCAGGCACGTCGGCCTTGTGCCCGCGCTCGTCGAGGTATGTCGTGTGGATGGTGCTCGTCAGGCGGTCGGGGCCGACGTAGAGCGCCAGCATGGCCGGGTGCTCGGTCCGCGTCTTGTCGTCGTGGAAGTAGGTGACGCGCGGGTGGAAGCGCAGTTGCGTCGGCCATGACGTGTGCGGCAGGCCACGGCCGGCGAGGTACCACGAGGCCGGATCGTTGCCGGACAACGGCATCGCCGAGCGCCAAAGGTTCATCATGCGGCCGTTGTCGGGCTCGCGGCGAGCCTTCGGTGCCTCGACTGCGGCATCCGGCAGATGCTGCTCGATCAGCTTTCGAGCTCCCGCGAACTCGAGCTTGGCGAAGCGCATCACCAGATCGACGCCGCTGCCGGCTCCGCAGTGCGTGCAGAACCACGTTCCGCGTCCGCCCTTGTCGTCGAAGCGCCAGCGATCGGTTCCGCCGCAGATCGGGCATGGTCCGTGCTTGCCGTTGAGAAACTTCCTGTCGATGCCAACTGCGGGAAGGATTGCGCGCCAGCGGCCGATGCAGCGATCCGTGATCTTCTCAAACCGCATGGCGCACCTCGCCAGCGTTGCGGGCCTTCGCGAAAGCGATGTCGCGCGACCGTAGCCATGAACGCATGATCGGCGTCGGAGATGCCTCCATGCCCTTTGACAGGCCGCGCGGCCACACGCCGAACAGTTCCTTGTAGGCATGGGCGGCCCAGCCTTCGGAACGCCCGCGCTCGTCTGCGAAGCCGAGAAGCTGGGCGTACACGGCTTGTTTGCCCTGCAACGCGATCTGCTCGGATACCGTCTTCGGCTTGCCGATGCAGCGCTGGCCGTTGGCGGTCAACTCGGCGAGGTCGCCGTCATTGACCTTGACGCCGGTCGGTCGGGGCTGATCCGCGCCGCAGCACGGGCACTGGCGCATGGCGGCCGGGATCAGGCCGGCGCACTTGGTGCATTCGCGCGGCATCGATTCCTTGCGCTCGCGCTCGCGGGCCGCGTTCTTCGGCTTGGGCTTGCCATCGTCGAGCTGGTCGTAGTCGATATCGGTGACCATCCCGAGCCGCAGATGCGTGTCGGAGTGGTCGAGGATCATCGCGTAGTCCTTGCCATCGGCGGTGCGCAGCGCGCGGCCGATGATCTGGACGAACAGCATCTCGGATTTCGTTGGGCGAGCCAGGATCAGGCACCGCACGTCCCAGTCGATGCCGGTCGTCAGCGTGCCGATGTTGACCACCACGCGGACGCTGCCGGCGGCGAGGCGCTTGCCGATGGACTCGCGTTCCTCGCGCGGGGTCTCGGCATCGACGTAGGCGGTCGGAACACCAGCCTCGTTGAATTGCATCGCAAGGCGCTGCGCATGGGCGCGGTTGACGGCAAAGCACAGCGTCGGGCGGTTGTCGGCCTTGGCCAGCCATGTGGTCACGACATCGGCAACCAGCGTGGCCTTGCTCATCGCCTCGCCAAGCTCGCCTTCGTGGAAGTCTCCGGCCACGGTCGAGACGCCGGAGAGGTCAGGGTGGCTCGGCGCGTAGACGCGGAACTGCGACAGCATGCCGAGGTCGATCAACTCGCGCGTCGAGGTCGGCCGGATCAGATCGTCGAAGCGTTTGCCGAGGCCCTTGGTCCACGGCGTCGCCGAGAGGCCGATGAATGGCACCCGCTGCCATGCGTCCATGGCCATCCAGCCGTGGTAGAACTTGTGGTCGACGTGGGCCTCGTCGATGACCACCACGTCGGCGTCAGGAATCGGTCTGCGGGCAAGCGTGTGGACGCTGGCGATCTGGACCGGCGCGTGCGGCCGGCGCCACGGATGGTCAGCCTGGATAACCCCCATCTCGGCCGGGTCGATGCCGTTCTCGGCGAAGCGCTCGAAGGTCTGGCCGATCAGCCCGAGCGCGGGGGCGCAGAAGATCACCCGCTTGCCCTTGGCCCGAGCCCCGGCGACGATGTGGGCGGCGATCACGGTCTTGCCCGCACCCGTGGGCGCTTGCAGCATCGGTCGGCGATGGCCAGCCATGAGGGATTGCTTGAGGCCGTCGATGGCGCGCTGCTGGTGCGGACGGAGCGGCTTGAGTGCTGCGGTCATGACAGCACCTCGCACACGCCCTCAGCGTCACGCACCTGTCTTGCGCCCAACGTCTCGCTTGTGGCGCCGTCCCGAGCAATTTCTCCGTCCTGGCTGGCCTTACCCGCGTAGGGTAGCTTCGCTACCTCAGATACAGAGACAGAGGCGACTTCCGTTACTTCGACTGTTACGCGACCGTTACGCGACCGTTTCAGCCGGTCTCGATGCCTCTTTTGACGCTTCGAATTGGTGCGGTCTGCGCCATCCCATTTGAACTGTCTGCCATCCCAATTGTGGGGCTTGATCATAGACCCATTTGCGCTGCCCTCGATTACGTCGAGCAGACCGATCTCGATCAGATCATTGACGAGGTTTTCCGCATCGTTTCGAGAGCAGCGGAGGTGAAACGCGATGTCTCCGGTGGCCGGAAGAATGCCATCGTCAGATCGCTTTGCGATGGCCAACAGACGGACCCATCCCCATCCGTGCCGGTCGCTGAGCTGGGCTGTTTTTGGGTCGTCGATGACTTCTGTATAGACGCGAAACCAGCGCGAATAGCGCGCAGACTTTGCCTTGATTTCGGACGATTTCGCTGGCATAACAATTTCCTCACGCGGTTGAGTTTCCTAGGCTCGACGCAACGCAACATCACCCTATCGAGCCCCGCCGGTTCCCCCCGGCGGGGCTTGGCTTTAGGCGGGAGCGGGTTTCTTCCGAGGCTCAGGCATGGGCTCTGGCTCGTGGAAGCGGTCAGGGCGAAAGGTTGCCGATCTGGGGCGCGTGTGCGCCTCGTCGTACTGCCGCTCGCAAGAGAACCGCTTTGGACCGCGCCAATTCGAGCCGTAGTTCTTTAGGCGCTGCCAACGTTGAAGGTTCACGCCACGCCTCCGCGGAAGAATTCCGGGACCATGTGCAGTGTTGCGCCGAGGCGAATGGGCTTCCATTGGGCGGCTGCCAGCATCGGCATCGCTACTTCCTTTGCCCAATCGTCCCAGGGGGCGATTTGGGTGTGCGTTGCGCTGTGGATCACGAGGTAATCCGGGTCTGCGTCGGCTGTGTCTGCCTTGCAAATGTCAAGGTCATTCTGTATTTTGGTCATCGTCGAAGGGCCTCCTTACGACCCTGGTGTTAGACGCGTAACCAACGGCGGCGGTCCCCCACGGACTTGCCGCCGTCATTGCATTCCGCCCAAGAAAGGCGCCGGCATTTGCGCCGGCCAGTTGCAACAGGAGGGCTGCCCGTAAGCAGCGGAAGGCGCTGGAGAGTTGGAAATCGCGCGCTCTGCCATCGGAGAGAACAGGCACGCGCATTCCAGCGCCCACCGCTACCGGCGGACCTACGCACTCAGACGCTACGGGGACGCTTACAGACTGATCAGAGGGGCAGGCAGGTCGGGACTTACCTGCACCAACGTGCTTGCAAGGCTTCCCCCAGATATCCAGAGGACGTTGGAACCTGCCTCAATCTCAAAGGTCAGAACGGCCTTCCGTAGCTGCCCCTCTGATCAGTCTCTACTCAGACGCTACGCGGCGACGGCGTTTCCCT